TGACATAGATCTTTGGGTACAAGATCCTTCGGGAAAAAAAGTTAGCTTTACACGACGTGAAAATGGATTAATGCATTTAGAACGTGATGATTTGGGACATAGTAGTGATATGATTGTGTACCCAGATTCAAACGGCACAAAGCCTATTACAAAAAACCTCCCTATAAACAAAGAAGTTGTTACACTAAGAGGAACTATTCCTGGAGAATATATAGTGATGGCACATGTTTATAGTCGTAACTTCGCAGTTCATCCAGACGGAGGAGATACAAAAGATTATCCCGGATGGTTAAAATTTTCTCTTGTACAAGTTAATCCTTATGTAGAAGTAGATATAGAAGTATTAGAATATCAACACAGAGGACAGCAATTTACATTATTAAACTTTACATTAGACGAAGATGGCAGTTTTGTAAAATCTAATAAAATACCACAAAATATAATTACAAAAATGGGATTCAACAACAGTAGAATGGATCAAGGCCAGTGATTTTTGATTTTAGTCTATTTCCGCTATTTTTTAGTGTATTAGTTTTAACATTGTTAGTTTTAGCAATTGGTATACACTTTGCAAAAAATGTTTATGTTATGATGTTGGTTATTCCAGTATCTTTGATTTGTGTTTTTAGTACCTATAAAACAGTAACAAATGTTTTAGGATATCCTATATCTCAAGTTATTCCGGATAAAAGTTTCTATCTTGCGCACACCCAAGATCCAAATAAAGATTGGATTTTTGTTTGGATAATCGAACCAGACAAGCAACTTCCCAAAAATGTTAAAATCCCAAATACAGAAAAAAATCAAAATCAGTTACAAACTGCATCTGAAAGAAGTCAAGCCGGGATACCTCAGCAATTAAAAGGCGAGCAAACAGCAGACGGCAATAATGGTACGTTTAACGCTGGAAATTACGAAGCGTATGATTTTATACTTGACGATGGCAGATTAAAGCAGTATAATAGCAACTAATATAAATTTAAATCAAGGAGAACACTATGAGTGGTTCACGTATCTTCTCGAGTGAAGAAAAAGCAAAACTCACGCAATTAGTAAACGAAGGCTTGACCGTGATGCAAGAAGTTGATGACTTAAATGAAGGTCTTAATGATACCATAAAAGCAATTGCAGAAGAAATGCAAATTAAACCAACAGTACTTAAAAAAGCAGTCCGAACAGCTTATAAAGCAGATTTCGACAAACACAGCGAAGATCACGAAACACTAGAAACTATTCTTGCTACAGTTGGAAAAATTTAGTGGACAAAATAAAAGACTTTTGGCTTAACAGTTATCATAGTGACAGGACAGCATTTTACTTTGAACTTATAAGTTTTATTTTTACAGTAAGCGCAAGTATGACTCTAGCATTTAATGCTAAAGACCACGATATGATGATTGTTTATCCAGGATTTTTTATAGGCAGTGTAACACAAGCATACGCAGCATTTAGACGAGGTGCTGCTTGGGTAATGCTGTTAACAATTTATTTTAGTATTGTTAACGTATTCGGATTTGGAGTAGCAGCGGGGTTATGGTAGATTATTACACATTGCATTGGAGTGATGTAGTAGGACAATGCGGTATGTTGCTTTTAGTAGCAACATACTTTCTACTACAAACAGATCGAATAAACTCAAAAGGATTTTGGTATAGTTTTTTTAATCTCGTTGTAGCAATACTTTTGGGAATTAACTTGTATTTTAAACCAGTGCTTGCTAATATTACTTTAGAAATATTCTGGGCTTTTATGAGTCTATGGGGTTTATATAAATGGTATAAGACTAAATGAGTTTAGAAATTAAATATTTGGTAAGTGCCGCACCTGGTGGATATGCAAATCATGTTGCTTGGATAATATGGCTTCATGATTTTGCTGGAAATATTATTAATCCAAACAAGACTACATGCAATAAAGATTTTTTTAACGTTATGAAAGGTGACGATTGGCCTGAATTTGAAGATTTGAAAAAACTAGACGTAGAAAAATTAAACAAAACAATAGAACAAGAACTTAGAAATTTTGGGTTTTTACCAAGATATATTTCCGACAAAGTATCATTCATTTTGCAAGAAGTTTATTCTCACAATAGATCTTGGCATAACTGGTTGAAAACAGAATATATGTTTCGAAATTGTATTAGTGCAGAAATTAGTCATGAAGCAAAAGTTGTAAACAACAATATAAAAAATGTATTTTGTAAAATTAATCCGGATATAGCATATAGAAACTATTTAAAGATTAATAGTTCTCTAAATCTAAAAGGTAAAGATTTCTTAAAAAAAGAAATACTTGAATTTTCATATAATGCAGATAAGTTAAATAGTTCCAGTTGTTTAGTAGTAGACAACGATATTATCTTCAAAGAAACACTAGATAAAACTTACTATGAAAAGATAAGAAGTTTTTTTGATGCTGAAGATCGTTACGAAGAAGCTTGTGTTATACATAACGCCTGGTGGAATGCACAGATGAAAAGCGAAAAAGACTTTTTACAAGAAGTAAAACGGTTGTATGAACAGTAAGAAGGTAGTATAATAAGAATATGAGTTATGTAGATGCATATTTTGATAGAGAACATGATAGAATTCATGTAGTAGAACGTATAAATGGAAAGCGAGAATATCGCGAATATCCTGCTAACTATGTATTCTATTACAACGACCCACGTGGCAAATATCGCACAATCTATGACAAACCTGTAAGTAAGTTCAGTACACGTAATAGCAAGGAGTTTAGAAAAGAACTTGCTATACAAGGAAAAAAAGGCTTGTGGGAAAGCGATATAAATCCAGTTTTTCGTTGTTTAGAAGAAAACTATATTAATGTTGATGCTCCGAAATTACAAACATGTTTTTTCGATATCGAAGTTGACTTTCATAAAGATAAAGGGTATAGTACCCCAGACGATCCTTTCAATCCAATTACCGCAATTAGTATGTACTTAGATTGGACAAACCAGCTGATTACACTAGCAATTCCCCCAAGCGGCATGACAATGGAAACAGCACAAGATTTGTGCAAGCAATTTGATAATACTTACCTGTTTACCGATGAAGCAGAAATGCTTAAAATATTTTTAGAGCTATTAGATGATGCAGATATTATTAGTGGATGGAATAGTGAAGGTTATGATATTCCATATACTATTAATCGTGTCATTCGAGTATTAAGCAAAGATGATACACGTAAATTTTGTTTATTTGGACAGTTGCCTAAAAAACGTACATTTGAACGTTTTGGAAGTGAAAATGTAACTTTTGATTTAGTAGGTCGTGTACATTTAGACTATATGCAGTTATACAGGAAATACACATATGAAGAGCGACATTCATATAGTTTGGATGCAATTGGTGAATATGAACTAAACGAACGTAAAGTTCAATATGAAGGTACACTTGATCAATTATATAATCAAGATTTTGAAAAGTTTATTGATTATAATAGACAGGATACCGCTCTATTAAATAAACTCGATAAAAAACTTCGATTTATTGATCTGAGCAATGCACTTGCACACGAGAATACTGTATTGCTTATGACTACTATGGGAGCAGTTGCAGTTACAGAACAAGCAATTATCAATGATGCGCATCGGCGTGGTCTAGTTGTTCCTAATAGACGCAACAGAGAAGGCGAATCAACGACCGCGGCAGGTGCTTATGTTGCATATCCTAAAAAAGGATTACATGACTGGGTTGGGGCTATTGACATTAATAGTCTATATCCAAGTGTTATTCGTGCGCTCAACATGGGGCCCGAAACAGTTGTGGGGCAATTACGTCCTACTATGACCGAGCATTCGGTAAAAACAAAAATGGCAAATAAAAAATCATTTGCTGATGCCTGGGAAGGAGAATTTGGTTCTAAAGAGTATCAGGCTGTAATGAATATGGAGCGTGGAACAGAAATTACAATCGATTGGGAAAACGGTGATGAGGATATATGTAGTGCATATGATGTTTGGAGATTGATTTTCGATAGCAATCAACCATGGACATTGAGCGCAAATGGAACTATTTTTACTTATGAACGTAAAGGAATTATCCCTGCACTTTTAGAACGTTGGTATGCTGAACGCAAAGATATGCAAAAAGAATTAAAACGTGCCAAGGATGAAGGAACAAAAGACGAAATTGATTATTGGGATAAAAGACAACTTGTTAAGAAAATTAACTTGAATAGTTTATATGGTGCTATTCTAAATCCTGGTTGTAGATTTTTTGATCATAGAATTGGACAAAGTACTACACTAACCGGTAGATGTATCACAAAACGCATGGCTGAAACAGTAAATGGTTTACTTACAGGAAAAGAAGATTATACCGGCGATAGTATTGTATATGGTGACACCGATTCTGTTTACTTTAGTGCTTGGCCAATGATGAAAGAAGAGGTAGAATCCGGAAGAACCGAATGGAATAAAGAAATATGTACTACACTTTATGATAATATTGCAGATCAAGTCAATTTAGAATTTCCAGTATTCATGGAACGTGCATTTCATTGTCCACGTGAAAATGGTGAAATTATCAAAGGAGGCAGAGAAATTGTTGCGACCAAAGGACTTTATATAACAAAGAAACGTTATGCAGCATTGATCTATGATTTAGAAGGTTTCCGTTTAGACACTGACGGCAAGCCAGGTAAAGTAAAAGCAATGGGTCTTGACTTGAAACGAAGCGATACACCCAAGATCATGCAAGACTTTATGAGTGATCTACTTTTAGATGTACTTACAGGAAGTGACAGAGAAAAAATTATTGAAAAAATTAAAATATTTAAAAAAGAATTTCATGAACGTCCGGGCTGGGAAAAAGGCACACCCAAGCGTGTTAATAATCTCACAAAGTACAGTGCAGAAGAAGCAAGACTAGGTAAGGCAAATATGCCCGGACACGTCAGAGCGGCTATGAATTGGAACAACATGCGTAAAATGAACGGTGACAAATATAGTCAAGAAATTATAGATGGAGCAAAAACTATTGTTTGTAAATTAAAACAAAATCCATTGGGGTGGACTAGTATTGGATACCCAACCGACGAAACACAACTTCCAAACTGGTTTAAAGAGCTGCCATTTGATGATACACTTATGGAATCAACAATTGTTGATCAAAAAATCAACAATCTATTAGGTGTCCTGAATTGGGATCTTACAGCAGAAACACAAACAGCAAATACATTTGACGATTTATTTTCATTTGAATAATATACATATATAAATATGTATGGAGAAAGTTGATGAGAATTGTCGATAAAATGATATTATTCAATCGTTTTTTAAACGAAAACGAACAAAAACGATTAGAAATAGACGATCATCAACTACAAAATGTAACAGATCATTATAAAAATCAATCTAGATATTGGAAAAATAAAGAAAAATATAATGAATTGTTAGAAACAATTTCATTAATTCGAGATCTCAAAGATAAGCAAAATAAAATAATCGATGAAATTAATTTCAATGTCGAAGAACTTCTGCGAAAAGAAGAAGTTGTTATGATGCAGAGAGATTATCATAAATTCGATACAAATGAATTGTCAATAGATTTAGCATCTGAAAGACAAGATTACATTGATAAAGATTTTTTAAATTTTATACAGTCTCGGATTGGACTGCATAGCGAATGGAAATATGCAGGATTAGAGTTAAATCCTGGAAACGGAAAGCTAACATATACACTAATTGCTTCGGATCCTCTGTATTTGTATAGTGGAAATTTTTCAAATATATCAGATGTGAAAAAAAAGTTTAACAATTTTTTTGCTGAAAAAAGATTAATGATATACAATTCACTCGATGATTTACCAAAAAATAGTATTAGAATTGCATCTAGCGTAAATTCTTATGAATTTTTGCCATTAGATCCGATCAAA